CTCCTAGCCGAGCCCAGAGTGCCCTAACCACCGCATGGTGGCTAAGGGCAAAAGCGGCGAATGATGGGACAGTCCCAAGGGGCTGCCCACATTGCCACTTTATCACATCTGAGCGGGCCCCAGGGTAGGCCGTCCGAGCCGGGAGCCTCGAAATCCAACAAAAGAGGTCCACCCACGGTCTGTTCCTATCCGAAGATAGGGACCACAGAACCGTCCGGGTGACCGGAAGGGGGAAGAGGTCGGTCGCCGAACTGAGGTCGAAAGACCATACAGTCTTTCCTGACCTCAACCATTCAGCGACCAACTCCGCTCCCGCCGCCTGGTTGTACGTAAAATCCTGCGGGACCTTCCTGAGCTGGGAGTACAACTCCCTCGCCCAGGGGTCCAACAGGAACTGCAACCAGCGTGGCGGGGCGAAGTAAAACCTCGCCTTCCCATCCGGTTGAACCCGACAACGCACCGCGCCGTGCCCCCTACCCCGTCCTGGTTCCGGCCGGAAGTCCGGCAGAACCGGGAGCATGGGCCAATAGGCGGGCACGGTCCCGGGTGGGTGCAGGACATGGTCCTGCATAATCCACCAGGCGTCCCTAAACAGCTCCTCACCGGTCGGGGTATAATACCCTTTCCCGGTGGTAAGCTTCAGGGACAGCGGGTTGTTGGGGAAGACCTCTCTGTGGATCCGAACCTCCGGGAGTACTTGCCGAGGTGAAACACCGAAGTGGGCCCGGAAAGGAAACCGGGATCTCCAATCTTCGGTATCCACCTCGACTACCCTCCCGGAGGCGAGAGGCACCGTAAGGACGCGAGCCGACCCTACAGCCTTCTCGAACTTCTCCACGTCCTTCCTGGAGGGCACGGACTTCAGACGGCCATAAGCCGTAAGAGCCGTCCTCCAGGCTTGGACGAGCTGGAGAAACTTCTCAAAGGAGGCCGTGGTGGCCACCCTCTCGGCATAACTCAAATACCGAGAGGACCACCACGGGGGTCTGCAGGGGTTCTCCCCGGCTCGGAGCTTCAGGAGGTACTGGACCAGAGCGCCAACGCGCTCCTTAGTCCAGTCGAAGCCCGAGGCGTGGACCCACCTGCCCACCGCCTTGGCTAGTAACAGCCGATAGCGGTGGGACACCAGTGGGAAGGCGGCCATCAGCCGTAAGGTGTGGGTCGTGCTCGGCATGGCAGCACCTCCTATGGGGTGATGCCACCCGATGTGCGGCCCAGCACCCCGGCCGAAAGGCCGGGTGGGGCCACACCGAGCTCGGTCCCCGAAGGAACCTCGCCGGGGTGGCAGGACCGCCGGCCCAA